CACCGATCTCGGCGACCTTGAGCATTCCGTCAGCGAGGGGCTGAAGCACCTTCATGAAACTGCCGGATGTTCCGAATCCCCTGAGGAATCCTTCGACGAACGCGGATACAAACCCTGTGAACTCCTTGAACGGAGTGATGACGTTCTCGATGTTGTCAGCGAGATCGTTCATGACCTCCTGAGTCGACTTTTGCTTCTTGCTCGCCGCGTCAGCGCCCTTGACGATGTCATCGTATGACTGCGAGAGACCCTTCGCGGAGAGAGCCTGCGTCAGGATCTCCTCACTGAGACCCGATGTCGAAGCAAGAAGCTCCCTTTCCTTTCTTGTCATCGATTCTACCGATCGACCCGTCGCAGTGAATGCTCGTTGAACCTCTTGCAGTCGAGCAGCCGGATCCTCCATGTTCATCATCTTCAGAGGATCAAGGACTAGACCAAACCCCTGCGCGAGCTGCGCGGCTGCCTCGGCGCCCTGCTCGAAATCGTCGAACTTATCAACGAGCCCTGTGAGCTCCGTGAGCTCGAAACCTAACTTGCGGGTGAAAGTTGCAGCTTGCGTGATCTGCTTCACGTAATCACCTGTCATCTTGCCCAGCATCTTGAAGTTGCTGAGCGCCTTGCCAACATCGGCGCCGAGGACCTTGGTCGAGACCCCGAAGTTCTTCCCGATCTTATCGACCGAGGCCATGATCTCCTGGCTGAACTGCTTCACGCTCTTGCCGTTCAGCATAGCGAGACGGGCTGTCTGCTGCAACCCCTGATCGGTGAAGTGTAATCCGTCCTTCAGGACGTAGAGCTCAGCGGTCGCGTCGTTGAACTGCTGACCCATCGCATCGAATACAGGTCCAAGATCGCCAGCAATCTCAGTGATCTTCTGCAGCTGCTGGATAGCTCCGTCAATTCCCATCTGGAACTTCGATGCGAAGGCCGTCGAATTACCTGCCGCTGCCCTTAATGATCCTGAGAATTGCTCGTAACCTGTCTTTATTCTACGTGAAGTGTTATCCGTGAAACTTCCGAACTTGTCTCTGACTTTCTCAAACTCGTTGAGCAGCTCATACTGTTTTTTCGCTAGCTCAGCGGCTTTCTCGATGATGGTATCGTAAGCCTGTCTCAAGAAACCGAACGCAGCCCCTATCGGGTTCGTGATGATATCGGTAAGAGACTGGAAATTCACTCCAAGCAGCTCCAGCCCGTCTTTGAACGGACCCAGATACTTCGTCAGGGTTTCCGTGATCTTGGCGTTGAACTTTTTTATTCCATTCACGAACCCTGAGAGAAAGCCCTCTGATTTCTCCGCGCTTTCACCCGCAGCGGTGATGGCATCACTCATGTCGCCAGTCGCAGATGTTACTCCTTCCGCCGCCTCAGCGAGCTCATTGTAAGCTCCTGATTGACCGCCCATGCGCTGCTCGAGAGCAGCCAGCTTCTCGAGCTGCTGCGTGAGCAGGCGGTTCATGGACTCCATGAGCTCTACCTGACGTGATAGCTGATTCGGATCCACTCAGTTCCCGCGCTCCGTGATCTAACTATTCAAGCAATAAATTTTTCAGAGACGCCAAGGACGACCAAACATGCGTTCAAAGTCCATCGCTGCCCGGCGCTTCTCATCGGTCATCACCGCGATGGTGTCAAGGGTCGACCGCTCATCGCAGAGAGCCTCGTAGAGTCTCCTCGAGGCGAGGGTCGCCCGCCTGATGACCTTCATCTGCTCCTTATCACCTGAGAGCTTCGGCATATCACCGCCCTCGAGTATGTAACGTCCCATCTCACCGACAACCTCGGCCAGCAGCTTCTCCTGATTTTTCGCCATATTACGCTCCTGACGCTAAGTATTACGTGAATCGACGAAGCCGCGCGGGTGTCTCACCCCTTTGCATCCCCATCATAGCCCGTGTCTGAGCGTCATTCTGATGGGCAGCCCGCGTAGGGGTGTTCTCTCGTTCGCTGTTCCTTGAGAGCTCCTTGTTCAACCGTGTGATGAACCACTCACGATACCGTATCGGTATGTTGTAGCACTCCCAGTAGCTGAACCCCATGTAGTACATGAGTAGGAAGCTCTGCTCGAGGTAGATCTCACGATCTTCAGGCGTCAGGCCAAAAAAAGCTGGCACCCAGCGGTACGCGCACCTCACTCACCTCACTGCAGGCGGGGCAATCGTACTCTCCCTTCATGTCGATACCCGGTTCCTGAGCATCTATGTACTTACGCAGGGCCATGGAGTCCCTGGCAGGCATGCTCCTGATGAAGCCGTTCACGGCTGCTCGATCGGTCTTGCCGTCCACGGAAACGATCGCGTACTGCAGGCGGGTTGTCACGTTGTTGTCACCGATCGCACCCTGCTTCTTTGCACGCTCCTGAACGACTGAGATCTCCTCCTCGTCGCGGCCCGTGAGGAACTTGAAGTGCACGGTCTTCTTGGTGACGGGAAGCTTGAATTCGAAAACGTTCTGTCCCTTCGCCACGGGCTCGATCTCAAGCCGCTTGATCGGCATGTCTGCGAGATTGAACTCCTGCTTGGATCTCTTACCGCACTTCGGGCAGTCAGCCTCAACGCCGTAATCAGCGCCGTAGCCCGTGATGCGAAGGGCGATCATGATCGCGTTCCTGTCACCCGCGAGCATGTCGGGAACGTAGATTCTCTTATCAACGAGGCAGCTCTTGATGAGCTCCGTGATAACAGTGCCCTTCTTGATGAGGGCTCTCGACGTCAGGATGTCCTCCTCGCGTGCCGTCATCGAACGAATATCAACCGTTTCCTTACCGCTGAGTGGGGACTCGGCTGGGTACACGGTACCGTTCGAGGGAAGCGGGACCGACTCGACTGGAATCTCAAAACCGAAATCATCACGCATGACATCTTTCGTCTGGATGCCTGCTGGAACCGCCCCACCGAAGAGAGCGCTACGATCTGTCTCACCTGCCACGTTGATCACTCCTAAAATCTGCTATGGCAATTGTTAGCGGTTCTCATGACAAGTAAAAAAAATGGCCGTGCAATATGCACGGCCACCTCAAGCTCGAAGCTTCGTCGTCGGATCAGTACTGCAGAACGCAGTTGTCGAAGCGCAGATCGAGCTGAATTTCGAGGATATCGTCACCATCGTACCCGAGCTCACCGAAGTTAGCCGAGGTGATGAATGCGCCCTTGATGTCCCAGAGCTCGACCACGGTTCCAACCGGATCGATGAGCTTTAGCTGGCAATCACGCTTGTAGAAGTCAGCGTAACCAGCACGACCGGAGACCGACTCGAAGTGAGTGCGGATCCACTCCATCACCTGCTGGGCACCCGACGGCGCGATCGCATCGTAGAGCGTGACCGAGAGGGTCTCGAATGTCGTCTTGCCAGCGATGTAGCGGCGAGAGTTGATCCAGGGAATCTCCTTCTCCTCGGTCTTCACGCTCGGGCGCTTTGTTGACTTGATGAGGTAAGCATCGATACCCTCGATGGCGAAAATCCATCGGTTCTTCCTCTTCGGTTCGAACTTGTTGGGTAGCATATCGGTGACTGAGAGTGTCTCGGCCATGTTGTCTCCTGTTCCTTAACTATTGTGGTTACGTTGAAATCTTAGAAACTTGCTGCGTTTCTCGCTTCGAAATCGATCGAGACAAACTCGGCCGAACGTGTGGGCTGCAGGTAGATCTTCCCGCGGATCGTATTGTTCTCGATGTCAGCCTGCGTGGTCGTCGTCGTGTCGATCTGAACACGGTAACGCTCAACACCACGCTGCGCCTGGATCTGCTTCATGATCGGGGTCACCGCCGCGTTGAAGCGAGCGATCGTTGCCGCGCGATTTGGCTCGAAGAGCAGCCCATAGGCGACAGCCTTCACTCGACGACGAACTTCGATGAGGAGACGACGGACGTTAACACGATCAAGAGCGCTACCCTCAACAAGGAGGGTCCTCTGGCCGTTGACGACGATACCAGCGCCAGGGGACGCGATGATCGGATTGATGCCCACATCGTAGACAGTGTCAACATTCTCAGCGAGGAATTTCGTGCTAAGCTCCTCCGCTGGGATAACGGCGCGGATGTAACCTGCCGGAGCGTACCATGCGTGAGCGAGTCTGTCGTTCTGGCCGTAAGCTCCGAGCACCATGGTCGAAGCAGGCACCCTAACCGATGAAGAAACGCCGGTTCCGGGGTCAACGTTGACGAACATGTCCGGGAAGTACGCTGCACCGAAAGAGTTGTTGAGGCTTCGAGCCCTGAAGCGCGTTGTGGTGTAGGCCACATTCACGCTCGGGTACGTGTTTGACGCCAGGGATGCTGTCACGTAGTTGTTGTTGTCATCCTTGAGCTCGACATCCATGATGTAAAGGGCATCGAACTTTGTCTGCATCGAGCTGAGAGCGTAATCGGTAACCACCGGGTGGCGGACATCTGGAATCGCCAGAAGGCTGATGTCAGAGTACGTCTTGTTCGCCATGATGTCCACAGCCTTACGGTAAGCTGCGACTGTCGGACCGTCGAGCTGACCCTGGTTCGTGTTGTCCATCTCACGACGGATCGCTGCATCACGCATGTAGAACTTGTCAGCGTCAAAGACATTCAGACCATCGAAACCACCCTGCATGAAGGTCACGAACTTCAGGTACGTCCTATTCGAAGCGTACTGGAAGTCGAGGTTGACATCCACGAACCTGCCCTCAGATCCGCCCAGTGTGGCGTTTCGACGATACACAGCCTCGTCCCAACGAGTCGTGTCGATCGTTCCGTCGGAGCTTGTCATCACCTGGATACGCTCGAGGGTGAAGAGGTTCTTGTTGAACAGGTCCGCGTCGAGCACCGAGCCGTTGACGTCCGCGACGCCAGCGTTGTTACCGACCCACGGATTCAGGTAGGTTGTGTGGAAGCTTGGGAAGTACTTCGTGTAGGCCGACAGAGCCGAGGAGTCAAGCTGAGCGCTTGCAACGGTGGTTCCATCGTTCGGCTGCTCTATTGAGTTGCAGACGTTGAACTGCGGACCCCAGTAATACTTGCTCTCGCCCACAGCGTTGGGATCGGCGGCGGCGGCTCCAACGTTTATCGAGCGACGGAAGAACACCGGGAACTCCCTAGCATTCGTGGTCGGAATCGTGAGGTGAGAGCTGCTGTCAGCCGAACCCGTGGAAAGAAGATTCGTACCAGCTGTGACGAGGTGGTAATAACCGCGAACGGCGACGGGTAGGCTGTTGGTGGGAACGATCTTGTTGAGAACATCATCTGAGAGCTCAACTCTGATGCGACGAGAGCTCTTACCGAAGAGACCCTCCTCAACAATCTTCTGGGCATCGGCAGAGCGATCGAAGTCGAAGTACGTGTTCTGATCACCGATCTTCTTACCCACGAAACTTGAGCTGTCCGGATCAAGATCGCAGTCGACGTAGCTCTCGAGGACCACCGGAGCGTCGTCCGTGTCGTCCCATGCGCGTACCTTCACCGTGAACTTACCGTATCCGTCTGCAGTTGTCGGGTACTTGATGTTCTCGACGGTGATCTTGTACAGCTCGTTGGTGTAAGCTCCGTCTCCGCGAGCGTGAACCCTGAAGAGATCGTACCTTGAGCCACCAAAATTCTGAGATGCGATGAACGGGGTCGTCGGGTGCTGGAATCTGTCTTCGAAGCTATCGTAGTTCGGGGAGGTGGTTGAACCAGCGTTCCTCGACTGTGAGCCCGTCAGGCAGAACACGATCTCCTCAAGAGCCTCCGACGCTCCGAGTCTCCTGATCAGGGATTCCGCAGCCACACCTGAGCCCGTCGGAACCGCGAACGCGGGCAGAACATCGTAGTGATTGTAGAGAACGTAACCGTGCTCCTCAACGAGCAGCGGGTTGGTGTTGAACTTCTTGGCAAAGTAGGAGTCAGACGTCACGTCGAACGACGCGCTGAGCACGCTTGGGTACGCTGCAGAGTCAGTGTGACCGTTCAACAGGACCACGAAATCCTGCTTGCCGCCTCTCAGATCGAGTGATCCCGTGAACCACCCACGAGCAGGAGAAGCAGTCGTAGCTGCTGAGGAGTACGTTGTTGAATTGACACCCGGAGCGGATGACGACACGGCGATCTGCACGCCGGAGGCGGCGAAGAGAACGCCTCTGACTATCGGCTGGGCTGCCGTGGTGGTCTGCACACCGGCATCCGATAGAACCCAGGATCCTGCAGACTCAGACATATAGCAGCCGAGAAAGTAAGTTCTTCCGAGAGATCCGAGAGATGTCGCGTAGGGGTTATTTCCCAGCTGACCGCTTCCCACCTGAACCTTCTGCGAACCAGCTATGAATCCAGCGTTGTTCACACGACCCGAGTTGGGCGCAGTTGTCGTACGCTTCTTACCGTCTCCGATGCCAAGTGTACGGACGTAGGTTCCCGCCGACGCATTGTTTAGCCACTGATTGAGTGCAAGCGGCGACGAGTAGTCCGAATCAGCGAATCCAAACTCAGTCCTGAACTGCGTGTTGTTGGCGAAGCTGATCGGAACGAACGCGGTCCCCTGTGAGGCCGGTCCGATGACACCCGCGGAGCGGCCCGACGGCTGAACCTCGGTCGTACCCCCTGTGCTATCGATCTCGTTGAGTGTTATACCTGGTGCAGCCATTGAATGAACTCCTTAATCTCTCGCTTTAACTATTGCAGATTAGATGAACTCGACGCCAGCAGGTGTGATGATAAAGTCAACAGCGATGAATTCGACGGCTCGGGTCGGAACCACGATTATCCTGCCGTTGAGCCTGCTGGCCTCGACATCAGCCTGGGTGTTGTTGGTCTCATCGCAGATGATCCTGAACTGCTCCACACCAGCCTGCGACTTTATCAGGCTGAGCAGCGGAGTAGCACGTTCCACGAAAGCTCTCCTTGTCGTCGCATCGTTCGGCTCGAAGATGAGACCACGAGCGACCTGCGCGATCACTCTCTTCAGCTCGAGGAAGAGTCTTCTGACGTTGACCCGATCGAAAGCTGACTTTGCGATCTGCAGGGTCCTCTGCCCGAAGATAACGAATCCGTTACCAGGGAAAGTGGCGATCGGATTGATCAGGTTCTCGTAGAGGTAATCCCGGTCCGATGTGCTCAGACGGACGTCAACGTTGCCGACGAAATCAAGCGCCGCCCTGTTGAATCCTGCCGGAGCGTACCATGGGTATGAGACCCGATCACCGTATGCAAGCGCTCCGAGCGCAGCCACCGAGGCCGGAACCTTCACCCTACGACCCGAGAGCTGGTCATTCACGAAAACATCGGGGAAGTAGGCAGCGGTGTAATTGCTGTTCAGGGCACGTGCAGTGAGAGCGTCCGTCGTCTTCGTCACGTTGGGCCTGACCCCCGTCGAATCCTCGAATATCCTGACGTTAGAGTCGCTGTAGCTTGGGATATCGATCACGTACATGCCGAGAGCGTAGGAAGGCATCCTACGAGCGACGTAGTCGGTAACGAGCGGTTCACGAATGCCCGGCACGGCGAGCATGTTGATGTTCACCGTTAGCTTGTCCGTCATGAGCTTCGCGGCCGTGCGATATGAATTGACAGCATTGTTGCTCAGACCGTCGCCGTTTGGATCGTAACCGAGGCCGGATCTCGCGAGACCTGCGGCAGCTGATGTGGCGAGACCGCCCGTCTCGATGGACGTCGCTCGATCTCCCATCTTCGCGGCGGCGCCGTCGAGGATGTTTAGACCATCGAAACCACCGTAGAATATCGTTGAGAACTTAGCGTACTCTGAGAATTTGTTGAATGTGTTCGCGGACCCAGAGAGGAGAGAGGCGAACGTGATCCTGTTTAACGAGGAATCGTTGATCCTGTAGTCCAGGCTGTTGGGCACGCCGCTCCTGATGTAGGCAGTCTCCTTCATGTGGGATTCAACGGTTCCCGTGACGTCCGAGAGTGATGTGTTCGAGAGCGCTACCCGAGCGAGTGTGAACTTGTTCGCATTGAAGGCATCTGCGTCGGATCCCGTGATGAGGGCGTCGAGCTTCTGGATTCCCTGAAAGCGAGCGTAGGCTAGAACTGTATTGTCGAACTCTGTGCCGGCGTTGGAATTCATAACTGAATTCTCGATCTTCCCACTTGTGGTTCCTGATGGTACGAGACGTTCGAACTTAACGCCCCAGTGAAGTCTAGAGTCAGGTATCTCGAGGATTCCCGGCTGACCAGTGTACGATGAACCGTTGACCTGTCCGTTGGTAACCTTGAATCGCAGCGGTAGGGGCGGGACTATGGATCCCGTGAGTCCGGTCTCGACCGAGCTGCTGCATGCGAGGCGCGGAAGCACATTCGCTCCAGCCCCGTAGGTTCGACCACCCAACGCAAGTGCGGAATTCGTGTCCGTCAGAGTCTGTGTGGTCCTTGCGACCGGAACACCACGGAACCCGAAAGGAAGCGCCGTCTTCGGAACGACACCTGAATCGAGTGCTGTGGAGATCGATACCCTGACCCGCCTGCTCGCGTTCGGGAACTTACCGCTGATCTGCAGCCTGCGTTCGTCCTCGGTCAGAGCGTCAAAGTTCATGGTGACCTTTCGATCTCCGATTTTCTTCGCGATGTAGTTCTGGCTTGCGGGGTTGAGATCGCAACCAGTGAATGTCTCAAGAGCTCTCGGTGAGGTGTCAGTGTCAAACAGGTCACGAACAACGACGTCGAAAGTTCCATACGGATTCTTCGGGTCGGTCGAGGCGCGAACATTCGAGATGCTGATCTTGAATCGATCGTTACCCGATGCACCATCGGTCAGGGTCTCAAAGTTGAAGAGATCGTATTCTAGATCACCGAAAGGCTGGGAGATGATGGCTGGTGTGCGAGCGGTCGTGTACCTCGTGTCGAAACGACCGAAGTTCTGCCTGTATGTCGAGCTCGAACCTGAGGCTATGGCGATGCAGGAATCGCCGACGGTGTCGAGAGGGGCGACCTCATCATCGACCGGGAAGTCCAGATAGAGAAGATGCTGTTCATCCTGGAACTTCTTCGGATCCGTGTTGAACACCTTACCGAGGTAATCCGTGTCATTCGGGTTAAAGGAAGCGGTCAGGATTCGAAGACCGGTGAATCCGTCGGTCGTTCCGAACGCTGATCCTTGCGAGGACGAGATGACGAACTTGAACTTCTTGTAGGTCGACGATGTTGTTGAGAGATTCGTAGAAGATACATCGTCGATTAAGGCTCCCGAGCCTGACCACTGTGAATTGGCTCCCGTCATGTCGAGAACCATTCCCCTTG